TCCGAATTTTGTGCTATATTGACACGTGGCATGGTTCTCTCTCGAATACTTAATTTGTCCACGGTGGAAAAATCCACAGCAGATCCCAAAACTGCATTAACGTGAGAACTGTTGCGAAATTTATATGGACTATAGAATGGAGCTGATATGGACACCATAGGTAATCTATCAGTTTTGGTAATGTCTTTACCACCATGCGTCGAACTGCCAGATATAGCATCTAGCCTTGGAATAGAGTTGGCAGAGCCTGGTATAGCTCCAGTGTTGGCTGGAGTAGTATAATCAGTTAATGCTAAAGGAATTGTATCCCCCGGTCTTCCGGCTCTTATCTCTGTATTTGGATCCCCTCTTAAGGCTTCAATATACCAAACTATAGATCCTCGACATGCTAAAAAGCATGAACCAAGTAAAGATAATAAAGTATACTGAACCCAATTATAAGGCGCTGTTCCAGCTGCTGTTAAACGATTAGCAGTATTTATTCCATTGGGATCAAATCCAGGGGACATAGGATATCTATTAAATTGAGTTTCTCTTGCTAGTACATTAAAAGCGGTATTAACACCGTTACTAATATGCATGGTTCTCAAATATTGAGATCTGCGTAAAAAAGTTCTTAAACTCTTAATAGTTTCTCCTTGATAAATTAAATTTATCTCAGGTTGTACTTGTGAAGGTTTCATTGCAATAGATGATATCTCATCATTTTCATTATCATAATACAATTCTCCAGATTGAACTGTAAAAGGAGATAGATCATTAGATAATGATACTTCCCTTGGTACAGCAAACTCCAAATTATCGGTTCCTTTAACGAAAACCAGCACAGTAACATCCGCTGTTGTAACCGGAGCAGTCAATTCGGTTAAAACCCGAACAGTTAAAACTCCATTTTCGTAGGCTTCTTTTGTTAAAGCTGAAGATCCAAATCTAGTAGCACTTAATCTTGAAGTAGTTAAATAGGCTGTAGCAGCCATATACGGTACTCGTATAGTAAAATCAGTCGTTTCAGAAATATCTACTATCTTCGTGTAAACTTCTGTTGTAGAATCAACAGTATTAGCTATATCTCCAATGGGATCCCACGAAATTCGTAAGCGCCCTCTGTGATATTGGGAACAAATAACTTTCATTCTTATTTCAATATCTCCTCTCCAATAATCAAACATATATTGCATTAATGCCATAGGTGTATGATTAATTACAATTTGAGATGTTCCTGGCGTGTGTAAACTAAGCATGGGAGAGATTCCAATATTAAAAATTCGTGTGGTCGTAGGATTAGCTACCGTCCACGTGAATTTTGTTAAATAAGATTCTCGAGTAACAAAATTGGTAATATCCAACTCATCTCCTAAATTAGCTCCACACACAGAAGAATCTACTGTCAATTCATTTTTCGAATCCAAAGTCAATTTCGCTACACTGGTCCCAATATCTGTCGCTGCCATAGCTGGCAAAGGATGAGTTCTAACAGAATGTACATCAGCAATGACAGGGACATTTGTGTATCCAAAAAGTGAAGCAATAGAGGAAATAGCTCCCCCAGCTATTTGCGTTGCTGTTGCATAAGGACCAATAACAGGTATTTTAGTTAATTGACCAGCAGCTCTAGCAATAGCGGAAGCTGGTTTAGAGATAATCCCCCTACCGTATTCGTCAGTTTTACCAGATTGCAGTGAAAATTTTACGGTAGGTGCGGATATTTGTACATTTTCTGCCCACGCATAAACTTGTATAGTTATAGGTGCAGTAGAAGTACTCGCAGTTCGTAAGGTATCCATAACAGAAAATGTTATCCGTCCCATGTTACCTACTTCAGCTCCACTTGTTACATCTATCCATTCTTTATAGTATATATAAGGTAATAACATTGTTCCTCCTTGAGAAACACTAGGATATAAATAAACACGAGGAAGCTGAGATCGAGGAATTAAAGGATCCCCTGCTGTGTCAATTGTAGGATTCGAAAATGCATTCAAAGGTTTATAAGATACTAACATGCATCCATAATAAAATGGAGAAGCGTTAATAACTATTTTTAATTTCAAATTACACTTTAACAAATAATAATTATCTATTTTCTTCTTAATAGATGGATGATTGAAAAAGAGAAACCAAGGATCAAAGAAAACACTTGTTGTGCCTCCCAATGTCCAGGTATAAGTATAAATATTAACTGGTCGCATCAAAAATTTCTCTAATTCAGATCCAGTGGAAATTGTTGTTTTCTCTGATTGTATTTTTTCAGGTAAATTTAAAGCTTCACCAGAAGCATTACTATCAAATGCCACATTAACTTCCATAGCGGCTGACTCTTCAGAAGAAGAACTAGCCATAACAGAATCCATTTTACCAGATTGTTCAGTAAAATCATTTCTGGGTTGAGGCAAATCCAATACTTCAACCGGAAAAGGCGTATCTGGTTCTCCCAGATAAAAGGCCCCTAGGGGCAGATTCTTGCTAAGTCAAATAGTTCTGCAACAACGACTCAAAATATTGCAAAACCATTATTATCCAAAACGAGCTCCACCTCTATAAAATAATAGGATCTAAACTCTGCGCTAAATAGCATCTTTGGGGCACGCCCAGGCGGATACACTAATTGCCCACACTCCTTATCTTTGTAGGATAATAATGATAAATGTGTTCAAAGGCAGTAACTGCAATTAGTGGGTATATTTTGGTTTAAAGGACTTTATACCAGAAGCCCCAAATGTTTTTTAATTAAAAGCACGTGCTCTTAAAGGACGCACTTGTGTTTTCATCTTAAAAGCAAGTTTGAAATATTGATAGTTTGCATATAGTATAGTTAATGGCAATAAGATATATCGCACAATATACCATAATATTAGCAAAATACGATCCAAACATTGATGAAAAAATGAATTGCATGTATAATAAAAATTGCGTGCAGTTCTCATAATTATATTAGAATTAGCGCTAGCTATTATGACATACATATTATATGAAGGTAAACGGTATTTAAATATTCTCAAAATCTTAACTGTATAATGTAAGAAATACACTGTTGTGACACTAAAAAATAAATTTAAAACAACAGTAAATATTGATATCGTTATAATTTCAGCTGTGGTTGGTTCATAAACATAACCAGATTGAATCTGAAAAGAATGATCTGGTAATCTGCCTAAAATTTTGGACGAAGCATCATTATAACGCTCGACCATCATTTCATAAGTAGGTAAAATAGTAGTATTTATACCATGATGCCATCCTTTATATTTCATTAAATCAATATACACTGCGCGCATATGTTCGAACTTCTCCCGTCCATGTAAAAAATATTCTCTAATAGCTGCTGCTATAACATTCAAAGCTTGAGATTCGGGAGAAATGGAATCTGATGCCACCCACATAGTTTGCATTTTTTGAAGAGATTCTAGTGATAGTGGTGCAACAATAGCATTTAAATCCTTATCATATCTATACGTTCTTTTCAGAAAATCAACTTCCCAAATATCCATAAATTCATAATCTGTTTCATCTTTACTGGGAGGTGTAAATTTAATTCCAACACTAGCAAACACACGTTGTATATTTAAAATTGAACCAAGGTAAATCAGTGGAACCTTTGTTATCATCTCCATAAACGAAAACTTCAACAAATTTTGGAAATAAATCCGCTATTTCGACATCTGACAAATCGCTCTTAACATTCTCCTTATACAAAATAACAAAAACATAAA